TCAGGAGTTGGTTGATGAAGACAATGATATGGATTCCAAAGGTGGATATGGCAGAGACGCTATTGTCAGAAGACAAGACTTTGGATATCCAACTGATGTTGACAAGCTTCAAGATAGACTTGAAGTTGTCAACGAGGATTATCAGATAGTCAAAGCAATGTATGACACTCATAACGACAGTTATGAGATGGCATACGGTGCGAAGTTCGAACCGAACAAGCCTAAAGCAAAACCAATATCAGTTAAGAAGAAAGCTGATATAGCAAAGAAGTTCGTACCTATCTCATAGATAGGTCGAACATACTACCTAGCTCTAACGAGCTAGGTAGTATTTTTTTTCTTTGTGGGGACACAGGTTTAGGTAATACTTCTGATATTAAGCTGTAGCTGTGTTCGTGCATACAAATCTTTGTAATTTAAGGAGCAAAAAAAAATGAAGAAAGAAAAAAATCTAAGGAACAAAGAGATGCTCAACTAGGAAGAAGTTAAATAAATTAAAATATTATATTTATATAAAATAGGAGTCTATTATGACAAAAAAATCAAATAAATTAGCTAGTTTGATAAAAGAATTGGTTAGACAAGAAGTCAAAAAAGAACTAACTGAGATATTTATTAAAGAAGGTATAAAGTCTATGACTGAAAATACATCTAAAAATGATGTGATGGAAGTCTTACCTAAAAGAAAACCAAAGCCTAAAAAACAAGTTACTTATACTAAAAATCCTGTGTTGAATGATATCCTAAACGAAACTGCAAATGCTGGAGCTGATGAGTATGAAGAGTATCCTACAATGACTGGTAAAACTTTTAATACTTCTAGAATGGCTGAGGCTATGGGATATGGTAACATGATGGGCGATGCTAAAAGTCGTAGAGAAGCAGCTGCTATACAAACTGCTCAAGCAGCAGGTGTTGATACAAATAATCAAGCAGTTCAAAATGTGATGCAAGACTTAACAAAAGATTATAGTGGTGTAATGAAAGCTTTAGCTAAAAAAGATGGAAAAAAATAATGTCTCAAATAGAAAAAGATTTAAATCCAGATGTATTTATAGGAATTTCTCTACCATTAGATTATGGTGATCAAGGATTTTTTAATAAAACAAGAACTCTTCTACAACAAACTAGAAGTAATATAAGAAATCTTTTATTAACTATTAGAGGTGAAAGGTTGGGAAATCCTACTTTTGGTAGCGATTTAATGAGACTTTTATTTGAACCACAAAACGAAGATTTAGAACAAGCAATTGAAGAAAGTATTAGAGCTTCTATGGATGAATGGTTGCCTTTTGTAAAAATAAGAAATATAGATGTAATACCTTCTTCTAGAAATCCTAATTTAATAAATGTTAGACTTCAGTTTTCAATTAATGCAGATGAAACAGTTGAAACTATAAATTTAAATTTAGCTACAGATGATGAACAAGCAAACGATGCTGACTTAGCTATTTTTAATTCTGTTTAGTGGAGAAATTAAATGCCGTATACAGCACCTAAAAAATCAGTAAAAGAAGTTAGATATTTAAATAAAGATTTTTTATCTTTTAAAGAAAATCTAATTGAATTTGCTAAAGTATATTTTCCAAACACATATAATGACTTTAACGA